ATTTACCTTTAGAAAAACCTCCCATTAATAACATTTGAGCTACGTCAGCTACTGGCATTCCATCAGACATTAAGTTAGATACAGTTTCCATATTTTCAGGTTTAAGTAAATCTAAAAATATTTTTTCAGTAGCTTCTCTTTGAGATACCATTTGTGGTGGTCCTTCCCAAGGATATTTACTATCGGGACTATTTGTTAAAGATTGTCCCGGAATAGCTCCTTTAAATAAAAATGGTTTTGCTTCATCTGTTATCATTGTTTACTCCTGAAATCCTAATAACTCTTGTAATGTTGGTCCAACAGGTAAAAAATTATTTACGTATTTTAAAGGATTCATACCGGCAGGTACTGGTGCATTTAAAACAATATCACTATACAATGATGCAACTTTATCAATACCTTGATTTACATTAAACATATTATTATCTATAAAACCTATAGGTTGTCCTGATAAAGTTAAATCACTTCTTTGTCCTAAAGCTTGTTCTCCTACACTGCTAAAATAAGCTCTTCTTCTATCATCTTCTCTTTCTTGCATAGCTTCTGCATAGTCTTCTTGAGCTTGTATAGTTTCTCCAAATGTTCCAACTGCCTTGACTTTTTTATATGCTGAAATTTCATCTGCATATTTTTCTTTTAAATCTACAGCATCTGCAACTACTTTAGGTTTTGGAGGACCTACAAAATCACCACCTTCAGGTTTTGGCATAGGACCTACAAAATCTTTATCTACGTCTGCAACCTTTGGAGTCTCTGCAGTTTTAGAAGGTTTTAAGTTTGCAAAATAATTTCTTATGTCTGTACCTAGTTCTTCTTTACCTACAAGTCCTCCTAATTTATTTACTCCTGTTTCAATAATATTTTTAGCTCCTTCAAATCCAGCACTTAAAGCTCCAGTAATACTATCATAAACTTGAGAAATTTTTCCAGTAACAGGACGTATAGCATTGTTTCTTATAAATTCTGCAGCTCCTGATAAAAATTCACTAGCTCCTTTAGGTAATATATTCATTACTCCTTTACCAAAACTACCTATCCATCCCGACATGGCTTGTCCTAGTCCCGGTAATAAAAATGACATAGCTATACTTCCAATAGGTCCTAATTTACCAAAAGCTTTAGCAACTTTACCAAAAGCTTTTTTAATTTTCTTACCTACTTTTTTTATAGCTCTACCTATTTGTTTTGCTTTTTTTCTTAACCATCCCATATTAATCTAACCATCCTTCTACTAATTTTGTTATAGCAGATAAATTTGTACTCCAACTTGTATCTTGTGCTGTAGCACCTTCGTTTCCTAAAGCAGCAATCATTAATGAAGCTTTTCTTTGTGCATCACCTTCTTCTGACCTAAATGCAAAGTCTGCTTCGTCTCTTAATTGTTGCCATAAAAAGTTCATAGCTGATGCAGTCATTCCAAAAGCATTTTGTGCATTTTGTTGATTAACTGCATTTAAAGCTGCTGTATTAGCTGTATTAGCTTGTCTTCTCCACTGTACATTAGACTGTGCTATAACAGTTTCATTTTGTGTATTAAACTGTTCTCTAGCAAATTCTTGTTGAGCATTGAATCTATCTACTTCTGTTGCTAATTGTGCATCTATTTTATTAGCTTCAAACTCCATACCAACTCTTCTAGCTTCTGCAGCATTTTCTTGAGTTGTATTAAATTGTGCCATAGCGTTAGCTTGTGAAGCATTAAACTGACTCATCTGTGAATTAAGTCCAGCCATGAATTTATTTACATCATTTTCTGATGCTGCATTAAATTGAGCTGCAGCATTTTCAAACGATTGATTACTCAATAATCTTTGTTGTTCTTGTTGAGCTTTTAAGATATTAGACTGTTGCTCATTATTTAAATTAGCCATATCTAAAGCTAAAAAGTTTCTAGCATTTTCTACTTTAACTTTAGTTTGAGCATCTAAGTTTGCTAAATCCATTGCAGCTAGTGAAGTAGCATCTTGCATAATAGCTTGTTGTTCAGCATTAAAATTAGCAAGAGTAGCACTTTGCATAAACTTACTATCAGCTAAAGCTCTTTGTTGCTCTGCATTAAAGTTAGCCATATCCATGTTAGCATTAATCTGAGCATTAGTCATTGCAGCTTCTTGTGCATTTGAAAGCTCTGCAAGTCCTAACTGTTGTGCTAAGTTAGCATTAACTTCAGCAGTTCTCATTTTCTTATTCAGATTAGCTAACTCAATCTGATTTTCAGCAGACATGTTTTCACTATCTGCTTGATTCTTAGCTGTAAGATTTGCAAGTGCTATTTTTTCTTCAGCACTTAACTTAGCAAACTCTGCTCTTTGTTTTAACTCAGCATTTTGTGATAAAACATTTGCAGCAGTTGTGAGTTCTTGTAATCTAAATTTATTAGCTTCTGTAAAGTTTGCACTATCTGCAGCAGCTCTTTCTTGCAAGTTTGCAAGTTCCATTTGATTCTCAGCAGACATATTTGCTAAGTCCATTTGCTGTGCTAAATTAGCATTAGTCTTTTTAAAGTCTACAAGAACATTAAGATTTGCTAATCTCATTTGATTTTCAGCAGTCATAGATTCTCTAGCAGCTTGATTCTTTTCTGTTAAGTTTGCTAGTTCTACTTTTAAATCATTACTAAGATTAACCTCTTCCATTCTTTGTTCAAGTTCAGCTTGTCTAGCATTTCTATCTACTTTAGCTTGAAACTCTGCTAATCTTGTTTGTTGGTCAGCAGTTAAATTATCTCTACCGGCTGCATTAAGTTGTTCAAGATTAGCTAAATCTATTTTAGTAGCAGTATCTAAATTAGCAATAGCTACTTGTTGCCTTTGTGCAGATTCTTGAGAAGCTTTCTGTTGTTCATTTTGAATGTTTTGCATTCTAACTTGTTGCTCTTGTTGAGCTGTAGTTAATACTGCTTGTTGTTCAAACTCAGCTTGTTTTAATACAACTTGTTGTGCCATTTGTGCAGTTTGTGAAGCTGCTGTTTGCCTATTAGAAAGATTAGCCATCCTTTGTTGCATGACTTGGTTAGCTTGTTGTAAGTTAGCTTGTTGTTCGTTACTTAAATTTTGTGAAGCTCTTTGTTGTAAAGCTTGTGCATTGCTTTGTGCAATTGGTAAAGCACTTTGAATGATAGCATTAAATAAAGCATCTCTACCTACTGTTGAAGCTGACATACCTCTTCTAGCTAACATAGCATTAACTGCATCTACAGCAGGTCTAGCCCATGCAGGAGTTTTGTTTTCTTCTATACCAGCAAGTAATCCTTCCATCTGTGTAGATACTAAAGCTTCTTGTGGAAGTGCTGCTACTGCTGCTTGAACATTAACAGGTTGAGTATCTAACTGAGCTTCTACAACTGCAGGGTCTTCAACAATAGCTGCTGTTACTTCTGGTGGCATTTCACCAACTACAGCTAACATATCTGCTGCTGCAGTTTTACGAGCTTCTCCAGTTATTGCTTGTCTTGATGCAGCCGCAACAGTAGGTACACCGCCTATTTGTGCAGCATTACCTTTAGCAATTCCATCAGATGTGATAGCTGACCTAGTTTGTGCATCTTCACTTGGAGCTTCTCCTAACTCTTGTGCTATTCTTGTATTAGCTTCTGCAACTTGTGCAGTTCTTTGACCAACAACATTAAATTGTGGAATATCTTCTAAGTTTACACCTTCGCCTGTAACATTAGAAAGTATATCTGTTTTTTGTTTTTCACTTATTATCTCTGCAGTTCTTGTAGTTACTTCAGCTTCTGGAACTACTTCCATTTCAACTTTTTCTCCAGTAACTTGTGGAACTTGAGAAATTGGTCTTAATTGTCCTCTAACTTCTGGAGCTAATGCAGCTTCAATTTCTTCTTGTAATATTTTTGCTGCTTGAGTAGGGTCACGTTGTTCTATTTCTTTTACGTTTGCAGTTATTCTTTGTTTTAATTCAGGTGTTAATTCTCTTATAGCAGCTTGTACTTCTACAGGCTGGTCATTTATAATTGCATCAAAAGTAGATGCTGTTACATTTGCATCAACAACACCTTTTTCAACAGTATCTACAGTACTTACAGTTTCTGGGGTAACATCTGCAACTCTAGCAGCTTCAGCTTTTGCTGTTTCTTGCATTTTAAAAGCTTCTGAAGTTGGGTCTAACTCAGTACCTTCCATACTAATTTCTTCAGGCTTTGGAATAGTTGGTAAATCAACACCTGAGAAATCACCAGCAGCTATTTGTTCTGCTCTTTGTTGAGTTGTTATAGGTGCTTCAGTCTCATCAACAGGAGGAGGAGTTACAGGAGGAGTTACAGGAGGAGTTCCCGGAGGAGTTACAGGAGGAGTTCCCGGAGGAGTATATGGAGGCTCATAAGGACCACCTCTTCCTCTAAACCTATCTTGCATATCTTGTGCAGACATAGAAGTTGTTTGAGCTTGAGCAGCTTGAGGTCTTACATCACCTTCTCTACCAATAAACATTTGGTCAGAGCCTTTACCTGTTGTTGGACTTCTTTGAAAAGTTTGTGAAGTTTGATTTGGAAATGAAGGTGCTTTATAATTAGGGTCTCCACCAACTTCTATTCTTTGACCGTCTGGACCATAAGCAAACACTGCTCCGGGTTTTGAAGGCATATTTGCTGTATAAGCTCTACCTGTAGGAGCATCAAAAGAATATCCTTCTGGTAATAATGTTGGGTCATATCTTTTTCCCTTACCATATATTTCTGGTCTTTCAGATATAGGTTTATAATTTGCTTTTTGAGCTTCTGCTTCTCTGTTAAGTCTAGCTATAAATTCTTCTTGAGTTTCTTGTGTACGATTACTTCTACTAGATGTAGTAGGAGCTTTAGGAGCTGGTTGAGTATTTTGAGTTGGAGGTTTTCCAAGTAATTGATTTCTTAAATCTCTATCTCTAAATCCGCTATTATTACTATTTACAGGAGGTCTTTCTACGGGTGCGTTAGGACTTTGTTGTTTTATACTACCAATACCACCAACACCACCACGTTGAATAGGTCTTCCAGTATTTACAGGAGTCTTAGCTGGACCAGTAGGTAAATCACGAGGTGTAGCAGGTGTTCCAGTTTTAAGGTTTCCACCAAGACCACCAGTTGTAAGATTACCCGGTTGTACAGGTTTTTGAGGTTCTTGTGTTATAGGCTTACGTACAGGTTGTACAGGCTTAGCTTGAACAGGTTTTTTAACAGGCTGTGCAGGTTTTTTAACAGGTAACTTTGTACTTTTGCCTTGAGCAGCTTGTCTAGCTTCTACAACTCTTCTTGCAAAAACTGAAGGTAATTCACCTTTTTTTCTTCTAGGCATCTTAAAACCATTTGCAGCTTGTACTCTACCACCTTTAGACATATCTACTCTACCACCGGTATAATATTTTTTTTTATATGTTTTTTTCTTTTTACTCATTTATAATACCTACATGTATATTTTACTTGACTTCAAACAGTTTGTCAAGCTTTTCACCTAATTTATCTATCCTAGTTATAAGGACATCAAAGTCAGCTTTTAATTCTGTTTTTGTTACATACTCTTTTGCCATCTCTTCACGAGTTTTATTCAAGAGTATATCAATTCTTTTAGCTTCTGATGCGTTTTGTCTAATGCTATAAAGCACCGGTGCCAACACCAAAGTTATAAATATATTCCAAAATAAATAAGGTGTTAGCTCCATGATGTTTATGCTCCGATAGTTTTAGTAACAGATGTTGGATTGATTTTAGCTTCGATTTGTGCATCTAGACCAGCTTTTAAAGCTGTTACAGCTTCTTCACCCATAGCAGCTTCTACCCAGCCTTGAACGTCAGAGCTTGTTAAGTCTGCAAAGGCTGTGAAATCTGATATGTCTGCTGTGTCTACAGATTGAGTTCCGTAGCTAGAAGCAGTCCAGTTGTTGCCATCAGCATCCTGATTAGCATCATCTTCTGCGTTTAATCTCCAATGCACGTTATAAACAACGTCTGCATTACCATCTAGTGTTGGGTATGTATCAACTGTTGACACGTTCCAAGTATAATTAATTGCCATTTTTATTCTCCTTTTAAATTAAATTGCTGCAATAATAAATGCTAGTAGTTCGCTATAACGTACCCCTAGTCTTGTTTGTTCTACTCCATCATCATCAGTCCAAGTGCTACTAATAAACATAGCATAGTCACCTGCATCTAATCCTTCAGCAGTAAAAGCATCTTGTAAATCTTGAGCTATGATTCCAAAGTGGATTCTAGCTTCATCACCTTTTTCTTCAACAGCAGACTGCCATCTGAACTTTCTTAATAGTCCTTTAGCTGCAACAGCTACTCTAGTTTCTGCATCTGTTAGAGCTTCTATATCTTGTTTTTCGTTTCTGTCTGAAGTTTGGATAGTTCCGTTGGTAGCGTAGATGTCTTTGAATCTTGCTCCTGAAGAACCTAAATCAATTAAAGCATCTCTAACATTGGTATTAGTAGTATTAAAAGGCTCTATGGTATCACTAATTGAATTAGTCCTTATACCAACATCACCAGTACCAATATACATAATACTACTTGCAGTACCAATACTTCCAACTGTTGTGCCGTCTTTTTGAAACTCTACTACAGAACCATCTGATGTTTTACGATTAAAATAAGCAGAAGAACCGCCATCTCTTGTTGATGCCATAATCCCATTTGGTCTAACTTCAAATCCAACAGTATTTAAACCAATAGCTGTTTTATCAACCAACAAGTTGCCTGAATTATCAATACGCATTCGTTCTGCTGGAGAATTGGATGAACTTGAAGTGCTAAATACTAAACTACCTCTGTCTATAGCACTACCAGTTTCAATTCCTATTTTAGATATAGCACCAGTTGCTGAACTACTAAGATTACGAAATAGTAAACTTGCACCAGTAGTGTTTGCTGTAGCTGTAGCAGCACTAACTGTTAAAACATCAGTTCCGCTTGAATTATAAACTTGTAAGCGTTCTTGAGGACTAGTCGTCCCAATTCCAACGTTGCCTGATGAGTCTATGGTGGCTCTAACATTTCCGTTTGTTGCTAAATTAATAGCATTTGCACCATTTCTAGAAATAACTAAAGCGTTGTTTAATGAACCAGTTGCTATTGCTCCAGCAGAGGTTGCAATTGCTATGTCTGTTGTGTCTGTTCCATTATTAAGTCTTAACGCTGGGTTGCTAGTTCCGTACAACTCAAGCAAACGACCAGGACTAGTCGTACCAATACCAACGTTGCCTGCAGCATCAATACGCATTCTTTCTGCGTTGTTTGTATAAGCAACCATTGAATTTGAAGAATGTTCATATCCTAAACGACCAACAGTAGCACTTGTAGGGTCTCCAAAATTTATTTGAGAAGTTCCAGTATCTGAATTAGACCTTATTTTAATTCTTGGATTAGCTGCTCCATCTATATCTACATTTTCTGAAAGGTAGAGGTCTTTGAAGCGTGTAGAAGTAGTGCCTAATGAAATTTCACCGTCTACTGGTGTTATAGTTTCATCAATACCTATAATTGAATTTGAAGCACCAGATAAACCAGCACCAGTTGATGATGTTGGGTTTAAAACTACTCCTAAAGTAGCCCCACTACGACTACCAATACTTCCAACTGTTGAGCCGTCTTTGGTGAAGGTAGCTAAATTTCCGTCCGTAGAAATCCGATTAAGAGTCAGTGAATTGCCATTTCTAGTAGCTCGTATGTAACCACCAGACGAGGCTTCAACGCCTGTTGTGCCTAGACCAGCACTAGTCTTACCCACCAACAAGTTGCCTGATGAGTCAATACGCATTTTTTCTGTATTGTTGTAAAAGATAATATTAGAAGATTCTCTGTTTTCTATGCCAAGGTCACTACCTGACATAAATATACCTGCACCATCAGTAGAAGCATCACCACTTGTGCTGTTTCTTAATTGAACTCTTGGAACAACAGAATCATAAATAGCTAATCCATTACCACTAGCAACTGTTGGGTCAGTTGTTCCAATTCCAACGTTGCCTGAAGCATCAATACGCATTCTTTCTGTTTCATTTGTTTGGAAGGTCATATTAGTAGCACCACCTGCACAAACTAAACCTGCTGTATTACTTCCAAATGCTTCTAATCTAATATTAAAACCTGAACCATCAGCAACTCTTACTGCTGGAGTAGAAGAAGCAAATACATCAAGTTCAGCAGCGGGACTGGTTTTTCCAATTCCAACGTTGCCTGAAGAATCAATACGCATGGCTTCTGAGCCATTAGTGGAAAGTGTAAGTTGACCAGCAACACCTGATGCACCTGTAGCATCTAAATCCCAAACAAGTCCTGAAGAACCACCACTAAATGCAAGTTGTCTATTTGGTGGATTATCTACTCCATTACCAAAATAAACTATTGGAGAAGTTCCTGAACCTCTGACTTCAAGTTTAGAAGCAGGACTAGCAGTTCCAATTCCAACGTTGCCTGTAGAATCAATACGCATGGCTTCTGTTTGTGTATTATCGTTTGTAGTACCAAAAGATAAATAAGAATCCCTTCCAGCCCCACTCTGCCAAGAACCCTGTTTACCAACTCCAATATAACCTGCATTTAAAAATGTATCTGCTGTAGCATCATCGCCAAATCTCCATTGAATCCTTTGCTCAATGTTTGTTGTTGTTGATAAATGCTCCCAGTCTAATGTGATAGCATCTACTGTAGATGAACCAGTGTTTTCAATGGATAGTTTAGACGCTGGAGAACTCGTTCCAATTCCAACGTTGCCATTATTTGCAAAAGAGGTACTAATAACACTATCAGTAAAGTTATATAAATAAGTTTGGTCGTTATCAGATACAAATCCCCACTCTTTAGCAGATACCCCTGTTCTTTGCCATTTTATTGAAGTAGAATTAGTGCTTTTAATGTCTATGGGTGCTGAAGGACTAGTCGTGCCAATTCCAAGCGATTCAGCACTTGCATCCCAGAATAGAGCTTGGCTAGTTCCTGTATCTTCGTAGAAGGAAATGTCTCCTGTATCTCTATCAATACCTAATCTTGTTCTAACTGTACCTGAAGCACTTGATTGTATTAAAAAATCATTAGCACTACCATCAAGTTTTAACCTAAAGCCATTAGTAGCTGCATCCCCAAAGTTTGCACCTTCAGAACCAGCGTTTGTCTCAATTAAATCAACTGCTGCACTATCAGCATTGTTTTGTGAACCACCACGTTCAAGTGTTAATTTTGCAATAGCACCTAGTTCTTCAATACGAGCATTGCCATCAACAGTCAAACCATCAGAAACAACTGTACCTGTTACGTCTATCCCTGTTGACGTTGTGGCTAGTTTAGGTGAGCCATCGTAGTATAAACTGACATTGGAATTTCCTGCAGCTTGAATCATATTATCACTACCAGCTTTAAGACTGATATAACCACCATCTTTTACTTTAATTTGTGTATCTTTTGTTACAGAATCTGTATTATCAAACCAAGCAGTAAAACCATCAAAGTAAACCTCTAACTCTGAACCAGCTCCAAAGACTGCTTTTGTATTATTTGTAAAAGTTAAAGCATCTGCAGAAGCATCCCAAGTCATTTGAGCAGTTGTTCCTGTGTCTTCGTAGAAGGAGATGTCTCCGTTGTTGGCAATGTTAAGCCTATTAGCAGAACTAGCTCCTGTTAAGAAATTAAAAGCACCGTTAGTAGTATTTGCTATGTGATAATTAGTTCCATTGCGACCGTAATAAAAATCGTTACCAGTTGAACCTATTGTATAAGCACCATTAGTACCATCAACAGTCAAACCATCAGTAGTAATCGTACCGGTATTATTAATATTACCTGTACCTATAATGTCATTAGAGTTTAAATCTAAATCGCCACCTAACTGTGGAGTAGAATCTTCAACAACTTCATTAGTTGCAGCAACTGTAGTATCTACATAAGCTTTAATAGATTCTGAAGAAGCTAATGTAGTTGCTGTTGCAGTTGCAAAAGTATCATCGTCAAGGAAAGCTGTACCGGATACACCTGTATTGATTACAGGGCTTGTAAGGGTTTTATTTGTTAAAGTCTGTGTGCCTGTTAAAGTTGTTACTGTACTATCAATTGCAAGAGTAACTGCATTACCTGTTGCAGAACTATCAAGACCTGTACCTCCTGATACAGTTAAAGTTTCACTATCTAAATCAATTGCAATAGTTCCACTATCTGTTGTAATGTCTAAATCTTGTGCAGTCACCTGAGAGTCTACATAAGCTTTTACAGATTGTTGAGTTGGTACAAGCGTTGCAGAGTTTGAAGACATATCATCTTCATCTGCAAAAGCTGTTATAGTTATAGTGCCATCGTTAAGACTACCAAAAGTTAAATCTGTTATAGTTGTTGCAGCTATTGTACCACCTTCAACTTTATCACCTGAAATTTGGTCATCTGCTAAAGTTAAAGTGCCTGATGAAACGTCTAAAGTTTTACCAGCTCCTACAGTTATATCTGAAGTTGCTATTGTAGCACCGTCTATCGTACCACCATTTATATCTGCTGTATCAGCTACAAGACTATCTATGTTAGCTGTACCATCAATGTAAAGGTCTTGCCATTCTTTTGTAGCACTTCCTAAGTCATATGTACCATCAGTGTTAGGAATAATATCTGAATCAATTTCAGCAGCTAAGTTAATACTATCAGTATCTGCATCACCAAAGGTAAGATTACCTGAAATAGTAGCACTACCTGTAACGGTTAAATCACCACCGATACTTACGTTACCAGTTGTTGTGACTGTATCTGTATAAGTATCTTTAAATCTTAAACTTGTTGTACCTAGGTCAATGTCGCTATCTGTGACAGGAATAATAGCTCCATCTGCAATATATAATTGTTGTACAGGTGCTGAAGATACTTCAACATAAAATTCTATATAGTTATTGGTAGTATCTATTAATACTTTGTTGTTTGGAGATGTCTCACCTGCATCACCAATCAGACCTATTACTGGTCCTTCTGCTGTTGTACCATCGTGTTTGTGACCTGATGTATTACTAAATGCATTGACTAACTGATTGTATTCGTTATTAAATAATGCAGCAGTAATTGTATCGCCATCTACGAATGTACTTTGTCTTATATAACCTGCCATTGTTTTTATCTCCTACCTGAAGGTATGTAATCTACATATAAACCATTAATTCTGTATGGTGCTTTATTATCGTTTGAAATCACCGTAAAGTTATTTGAAGTTCCACTTCCTTGTAATGGTGTTCTTAACATAGGTGATGCTGATGCACCAAATATATTTGTTCCAAATACAGCACTACCAAATATTGATGGAGGATTAACTGTACCTAATGAAAAATTATTTCTAGGTTGTGGTACGTCTCCACTGTTATAGTCAAACTTAACTTGAACTTCTGGAGTAACCAATCCTTCTGCTGTTATTGAAACTTTTAAATAGTGTAAAGTTTTTAAAGTTCCTAAATCACCATAATCATAGTCTGGTGTAGCATATCTTGCTAATACATCAGTTCCGTCAAAATCATTACCTGAATCATGTATAAACACATAACCTGAATTATTCCCATGATAATATCTTTCAACTCCTGTGACATCAAATCCTGAACCTATTTCTGTTACTTCTATTCCTTTTGTTTCTGACCACTCAAAACCGTTTGGTCTTAGTGTTCCTATAATTCCTTTTTGTCCTGCAGCTACAGCATTTACATTAGTGTAAAATAATCTGTACTGTGACTTTTCTCTTAATACTATACTTGTTATTTGATAGTTATTAATGTTTTCAGCTACTTCCCTCATTATAGGTTGTATAGCTTTACTAACTGTTCCTAACTCTACGTCACCAATTCTTGTTGTACCAGCGACTGTTCTTAATCCATCCGGTGCTAAAAATATTAAGTCACCGCCAATCTCTTGAATACTATAGCCACTTAAACATCCTATATTTTCTGCAACTGAAACAATTGCTACAGTTTGATTATCGTCTATGTTTATAAGCTTATGAATACTATTTTCACAAAATACAAATAAGTCTGTACGGAAACCTTTAATACCTACTATTTTATCAGATATTGTTATAGCTCCTGCACCAGCTCCACTAAAATCATCTTGGTCATTATGTACGCTATAATAAACTGTAGTTTCATTACCTTCAACACCAGCAGCAATTAAGTGGTGGTCATGTGATGTAATATATTTTACACCGTTAGTACCGTCAACTGTAATTTCTTGTGTGAAAAATGTTCTAGTAGTTAAATCACCAGTACCTTCCATTCTAAAGTACCAAGGTTTATTAGCTCCATCAGCTATTACGATACTACCAAAATCTTCTCCAGCACCTTCAAACAATGCAAACTGACATTGTCCTTGTCCGGTTCTAGCTGTAGCTGTTTTACCTGTAAAGGTTGTATAGTCATCACCACCACCGGCAGATAACTTATTTATTTGCATCCACGTAATTCCGTCTAGTGTAAAATAAATATCAGTACTAGCACAAGCTATAACACCGTCACCATAAGGCATTACACCTAAAATTCTATCAGCACTTCCAGTTGGTTGAGTTGCACTACCTTCACCAAATTTGGTAAATCCACTAATTCTTCTATAACCACCTTCTATAGCCACTTCAAAGTTTTCTAACTCTGTAGCTACTCCGGGTCTTCGTAGCAAATCAATCTGATTAGAAGCAGTAACTAAACCGCCTTCACATGCTACTGTAAAAGGTTGTGAACGTGCCATAATTTAAAAGTATCTTCTATCGTCTGTCATATACTTTGGAGCTGGATTCATAAGATTAGATTTCATATACTTCATTCCTTTCTTATAATCGTCCAATGCAAAAGCAGCCTGTTGTGGACTTTCTTTAAATTGCCAGACATAATATCTCATTCTAGCTGTTACAATATTACTGTATTGCTCTGGTAAAACCATTGTATCATCATAAGCTGATAAAGCAGTGGGTCTTACGAAAGCATAAAAGTGTACGTTGTAAACTTTATCAGGAATAGGACTTAGTCCAAACTTCCTATTATCTGGAGACTTAATTACAAATTTAGGTTCTCCATGATTCTGAGCATTAGCATCATCTTCATTTTCGCTATCTCTGTAGTATCTTTTCCAATCATCAAGAGTTAAAAATCTTAACCCTTTAGAAACGTAAGGAGCTGTTTCTCCACTTACGTTAATTGTTGTTACATAAAAATCATCCCAATCTATTGAAGCATAATCAGTAGTGATACTAGAACTACCAGACTTAAGTGTATACCATCTTTGTCCTGCTACAGTTTCTACAGTTACGTTACCATAGAAAGGGTCAGTAGCTCCACTAACTCCTGCAGAAAAGAAAGGTAATTGAGGTTCTTCGTTAGCTATATCAAATATAGATTTATTAACAGTATCTTTTACAAACTTTTGAAATCCTATAGCATCTGCAAAACTTGCAGCAGTTAATGGAATCTCATTAAGTTCTCTTAATACTTCGTTAGTTAAATCTAGATATGTAGTAGCCATTATTTTTTATGTACCTTTTGAATCTCAAAATTAGCTGTTAAACTTGCACCTTTATGTTTAACAAACTTACCTGAATGTTTCATTAATTTATATGTTTTACCGGATTTCATCCAGTGATAACCTTTAGGTGCTTTAACTTTCATTTTAGCAAGGTTTAGCTTTTGGCATAGCATTTTTCATAGCTTTACCACCATGCTTATACATTTTTCTTTTTGACATTTTACCGCCACCATATTTTAATTCTCTTCTAGCAGCTTTATTTCCCATGTCGTTTTTGTAATCGCCTTTCATTCTTTATCTCCCTGTGTCTTAAAAGTTGGAGAGGTCAATTAAGACCTCCCCGTATTGATTATTAGTCAATTGTGTAGAAAGCTTTAACCATAGCATCATCTCTAAGTACTTTCGCACCATAGACATGTAAACCTCTAACAATATCACCAAAAGAACTAGGGTCTCTAATTACTTCTGTTGATAAAATTGTGTTAGCAGTTGCTGTGGATGACATGTGTCCGCCTAAACATTGACCTGTAGCAGTTGAAACTGAAGGTATGTTATTAGACTTATACATATCAAAGCCTCTTAATTTTCCACTTGAAACTAAACCATTTCTGATTGAGCCTTGACCAGCGTTAAAATCTACTGATAATAACTTAGAACCACTTTGTGATAGTTCTTCGTAAAAATCAGGAGATGCAACGAACCATCTGTTTTCTTCTGGGACTGATTGGTCGTCAAGAAGTCTAGCCATTCTAGCCATTAAGTCTAGAGGGTCAACTTCAGAAGCAACACCTAAGTCTACAGAAGCAGTTGTTTCGCCTACACCAGCAGAACCAGCAGCAGCATCAGCACCAATGACATGGTCAGGTGATGAAGCAGACACGCCTGAGAACATTGTAGAAAGTACAGCAGCGTCATATGAATCTTTTAAAGAGTAAGCTGCAGAGCTTGAAGCTACTTCTTTAAAGTTTACATGTGACATATTTGTTTCAATATCATCTACGATGAATTTGAAAGCTTTAGCACTGTCAACAACCAATGTAATCTCTTGGTCTGTTAGTTTAGTTGATGTTGTGTCACTACCTCTTGTGTAATCATACACAGTAATGGTAGGTTCCTTGATAATCTTTACTGAGTCTCCATAAGCAGAAATCTCACCAGCATAGTCGGTGTTAGTAATAGCTTCAACTACCGATGCCTTTCTAAAGAAGTTTAGAACCTTTTTAGAGTATATCGAAGGTAGGAAGAAACTATTATTTTGTCCACTTACGGAGTTAGCAAAGTTAGCATCGGTATCAGTTGCGGGTTCAAAATATTGAGCCATGATACATTCTCCTTTAAGTTAATTAATATAGTTTACTTTACGATTCTGCCTTCTTGCATAGCTTCGCTGATTTCACTTTCGTATCTATCAAACTCATCTATACTCATAGCAGCAATCTCCTTTTCAGACCATACTTTCTTTTGCTTTGGTTCTACACTTGTAGTTTTTGTAGAAACCATATCTGCAGCAGATTGTCTAGTCTGTTTAGAAGATGACTTAGTCTTTGTAGGTTCAATACCAAAATCTTTTTTAAACAAATCTAAAGCACGTGAGGCTAGGTCAGCATCGTCAGCATTATTGTATATCCAATCTTGAATAGACTTAGGCTGTTCTTTTGCCCAACCATGAAAGTCGTCACTGTTTCTGATATCTTCAAAATCAGGATGTCTTTCCATTAACCTTTTTTCTGCATCTTGTCGTATCAGTTGATTTTCTCTCTCTTGGAGTTTACTAAGGCGTTCTTCTAGAACTTTTGCTTTAGACTCCGATTGTAAATGTGCAACTGTTTCTACAACTTCATAAACATCAGGATAATCATTTTTAAATCTTTCGAGTTCTTCTTCAGTTTTTGGAGCTTTATATTCAGGTTGTTTTACCTGATTTAATAACTCTTCTTCTCTGCTTTTAAACTCATTAAGTTTTGCATCATAATGTTTTTTTAAATCGTCATACCTTTTTTTGTAATCTGGTTTTTTGTAAGGAGTATCCTTTTCAATTTCCAAATTTTCTTGTCTAACACTTCCTTCAGC